TGAAAGCGCTGCGATCACGTCGGCATGCGGCAGAACCTGGCCGTCGATGGGGACGCCGCCGGTTTGCATCAGAATATCGGCTTGAGTCTTCTGCTGCTCGGTCTGAGCGCGCATCTGGTCGATCTGCACCTTTTGCGCCTCAATCGACTTGTCAGCCTTGAGTTTCTGGTTTTCGAGCTGAACGGCCTGCAATTGCTGCGCACCCTGTTGCAACTGCTGCTGCATCTGCTGCTTCTCAGGATCGTTGCCACCCACTGCCTTGGCCAAGTCGTCCGCAATGGTGGATGGCAGCCCGATATTCTCGATCACAACGGCCTGAGCCTGCGGCGGAAGCTGCACACCGTTCTGCGAGAGGATAGCGAGCTTGCCCAGCACTTCCTGCTGCTGGTTCGGAGATGATGGCGCTTCATCGACGATGATGTCGAACTTCATGCTTTCATCGCTGAGCGCGCGCATCACGGTGTTGAGCGCCACGAACATCTCGCGCTTCTTGCCCTCTTCGGCCTGGGCGATCTGCTGTTGGGCCTGCTGCGTCTGCTGCTGCCACTGAGCGATAGCCTGCGGGTCCTGCGTCATCGGCTGCGGCGGCAACATCAATTGCGCCTGCTGCGGATCGAACGGGTCTACAGTGACACGGACCAATGTTTCAGGCGGCAGCGTCTTCATCAGCGCGAGTAATGTCCGCCCCTGCTCCTCGTGATAGAAGCGCTTGCTATCGAACAGCGAGGCCTGCGTGCTGACAGCAGACTGCCGGCGCTGCATCTCCAATGAGGCGGGCTGGTCGCGATCCGCAGAGCCCAGCAATTCAACATTGATGCCAGAGACCCGGCTGATATTCTGCATGGTGAACTCGATCAGCATCACCGCGCCTTGTGGCAATGGTGGCGACGTGCGCGGCTGAATGCGGCCGGCGGATAGCGCCCCTTCCGTTACCTCCACATTCTTCTGTGGATTGCTCCAGTCCTCCTCAGCCTTGCGCTGATCGGCGAAGGCGCCGCGCTCGTACAGCAAGCCGCCCTTCGCATTGCTGGCGAGAATGTGGATGACGGTCGCAAGGAACTTGTTGAGGATCTTCTGGGGATCTTTCAGCGCCCGAACGATACCGTACCACGTCTTTTTCTTCTCATCGCGCTTGGTGGTGATGAAATTATACGCCCATACCTCAAGCGGATTGACCTCTAGGACCGATGTCTGGCCTAGAAACGCTTGCTTATAGACCTTCTTCCCGCCTTCGAAGTCGTACCATTCGACCTCGACCATGCAGACGCGTTTGGGTCGTCCACTCTCGGGAATGCCTTCGCCTTCACGTTGGTGCTGCGGGTAATCCAGTTCTTCCTTGTTGTCGGATGTGTCGTTGATCCCCAGCGCAGCCCATTTCGCGTTAAGCTCGATTGCGAGAACGCCGGGGAACATCTCCTGCGCTTCGTCGAGATCCATCCACACCGCACGGCCGCCATAGCGGCGATCGGCAAGGTTGCGCTTGGTCGCGTTCTTGTCCCAAAATGCGGTGCGCGGGTCGCGGCGGTCGATCGAGATGCTGTCTTCGCCATTCTTGCGCGTTTCGGTGACGCCGATCCCGGTAATCGCGGCGTCGGTGAATGCGTCCGATTCCTCGCGCTCGGACTTAGCCTGATCACGAACCCACATCGCGGCCGATGAAAGCAGCTCGTCAACCTTCACATCGCCTGCGGTGCGAGGGAGATATTTCACGTCCTGGCGATTGTTGACCTCAAGCCCGGCAACGGCATCGATGTTGATCTGCACCAGATTGAACACAGGTGCAGGGCGGCCATCACTTTCGAAGACAGCTAGCTCATCCTTCGACCACTGATAACCATTGTAAAAGTCATAGGCTTCGTCAGCTTCCTTGCGCCATTCAGCAAGGTGATCGATCGCGCTTTTCGTCCATCCCTTGAGCCGGCGGAAGAGATCGCCGTCTGGATCTGGGCCGATTGCGTCAACCGTGTCTTTCGTAGCATCATCGGGCTGGATATCGTCAATCATTGGGCAGCCCTAATGCTTTGCGCAGGTAATCAGCTGCGTCCTCGTAATCGAACGATGCGATCAATCTCAGCTCAGCTTCTTGAGCAACGCTGCGGCCATTGGTGCGCGCCGCCTCCTCAAGCTGTGCCTTCAATGATGGCGATGTCCGCACACCGATTTGCTGCCTGCGCACGGCAGAAGGTGGCCTGCCGATTACGCCGCCCATGATGTTGCCCCTGCTGATTGCATCCGGCGCCGTGCACGCTCGTAACGATCTTGCTCACGAGCGATGGAGATTGGCGTCACGGCGAATGTCGATACGAAAGCGTCAGCCAAGTCAGGTGAGCGGCCTAGACGCTCTTTCGTCTCGTCCTTGCTCTCAAGCTTGATCAAGCCGTTTGAGTTATATCCGTAGAGGATGTCGGCAAGTTCGCTCGTCAGGGCGTCGTCGTTGATCTGGCAATCTCTAGCCTCAAACCATTGCCGTGCTTTCCAGAACAGTTCGTCACGGAGTTTTGCGTATTTTCCATCAATGCTTGGGCGTTCCGATACGTTGAGCATTGTAACCGGCAGTCCAAGCTCTCGCATCCGATCCGCAACTCCAGACCCGATCCCGATAGTGTCGACGACAATATGGCTTGGCAGCTCATCTCTCGGTGTGTCCTCATACATCGCCAGCACGCGGCCGGCGGTTTGCATCGTGTCCAGGCCACGCCATGCAATGACGGGCTCCATGAGCACGCGGCCGCGCCGTTTCGCCAATGCCGTGCGGTCATCGCCAAAGCGCGCAGGATCAAGGCCCCAGATTGGCTTAACCTGGTTGATCGACTCTTTCGGGACGACGCGCTTTGCCGCCTCTTCCATCAAGGCCAATGGAATGAGCGTGTTGCTGTCGACTTCAGGAAACTCGCCAAGCACGTTCACCTTGACGTGATCTGAGGACAGGCCCCAGTCATCAATCATGTCCTGAATTTGCTTCTGATTGGCGGCCTTGGCGCGGCGCGTGTCAACCGTCATCGTCAGCCAGCGGTGGCGAAAGCGCGTGAAGATCTGATAGAAATAGCTCGCCTTGTGGATCGGGTTGCCGAAGGTGAAGACGAAGCTGTCGGGATCGGTGTTCGTGGCTTCAGCTACGGAGAAGATGCTCTCAGGAACGCCCGATCCTTCATCGATGATCGTGCATTGCCCACGTCCGCCATTGTGCAAGCCGCCGAACGCGTCGGGCTTATGCTCACTCCACTTCTGCGCAACGACCTTCCACGTATCGGGCTGCTCGATGTGAACAAACTTGGTTGCAGTCCATTCGAACCAATGCTTGTTCAATGCACGCGCATGCCACAACGCCAGTTCGCGCCAGGTCTTGCCGTCGAGCTGGTCGCCTGTGTTCGCTGTAACGACGCCTGAGAAGTTCGGGCGCGTGCTCATGAGGAAAAGCACCAGCCACGCGATAACAGCGCTCTTGCCCGGTCCGCGACCGGATTTGACAGCCATCTTGATGACATCGCCACCTGAGCGTGTGCGGATCGCTTCACCTAGAACTGACAGGAACTCGGTCTGCCATTCGTCTGGTCCATCCCAACCTTCAAGCTCACCCTCGCCCCATTCGAAGATGTAGCGGACGAACGACAGTGGGTCGGCGTACATCGCGCCAATGTCATCGCAAAGCATCTGATCGACGTCGTTCATTCAACCAGATCAATTGTGATCAGGCCGGCTCGCCTGCGAGCGTCAAGCAGGCGATGTGATTGTGTGATGTTGCCCGAATGCTCGACCTCGCGCTTGTCCTTCCACTCGATCGGGTCAGCGTTCTTAAGCGCAAAAATGCGAGCCGTGATGCGCGCGCCAACATCGCCGGCAAGCATCGTCTCTTCGAGATATTTGACGCGCTTTGCCTGGGCTATTTTTACTGCGTCGGAAAATTCTGGGTGAACGCGCGTCCATTCGTTAACCGTGTCACGCGAAACGCCGATGTCGCCGGCAAACGCCGTGAGTGATAAGCCGGTGGCCATCGTGTTGATGACCTCATCGCAATAGACCGGATTATATTTGCTCGGGCGGCCAACCATCAGCGCAACGAAAGCCCGCTGCCAGTGACCAACCAAACCACAAGCACGATCACTAGAACGATCGCTGCAATACGCATGATGTTGGGATCTGTGGGTACGCCAAGCGCGGGAAGCAGGATGGCGAGAACGATGAGGATAAGGAGGATGGCCAGCATAATGGCCGAACCATTTACACGAAAAATTCAGCCCATTGTATATGCAATAAATCAGACTTTTTCGTGCGGCTCGTCAGTGGACCAATCCTTGATGACCCGAAGCGCGGTGTCTGCGCACATCTCCGCCATCGAAATGGTCATATCCAGCTCAGAATCGCCAGCAAACGCCTCGATCA